TCCATAATTAGTACCAAATTAGTGCTATATTATTAGTGGGTGGGACGGTCAGGTAACAGGAGAGAAACCTGACCGCCTTGAGTAGAGGACAGAGCGTATCTTTTCAACGGTTGACCTCTACCTTTTAGAACGGTATGTCAGCCCCCGATGCGCCTTCCTTTGCAGGAGGGGGAGTCAGAACATTTGGAGATGCATCAGCAGAGAATGCTGAGACCTCACGCAGTTCATTATAACCATTCTTGTTGGGGCCGTAGTCAACCTTAATAAACATACCCTCTAACTCACTAAGGTTAGTGAGGGTCTTAAGGCCAACAGCATTGGCAAGTCTAGCGACCTTACGCTTAGAGATGCCGTCCTTTACCTTGCCAGCATCATCGTGCTGGTTGTTCATATAGATGGCCTCAAAGAGCCATTGACCCTCATACTCAGGGTTGCCTGAAACTTCAATGGGTAACAGTATCTTACTGTGGCCCTTGGAGTCCTGACGAACATCTGGCAGGGGTGCCTTGATCTGGCACACATACTCTCCAGCGGGAACTTCTACACGCTCTCGCTTGATTTCTGTTTCAAGTGTTTCTTGTACATCCTCAATTGAGAATGCTGTATTGAGTTCAGAGTTTTCCATATATATCCTTATTTCTGAGTTTTCTGAGTTGAGGAGCCATCCCAAAAGCTATTAATTAACCCTTGGTACTCATTCCAGTCTGCTGGAATTTCGGCTGGTAAATCGAATCGGTTCTTGGCATCAACGCCCATAGAACCACTTGTGTACAGGAAGCGTTTGCCTGACTGGATTGCCCTGCTATCTTTCCTGTTAAATCCGCTGTCGATCTTCTTGACAATGGTCTCAAAAGCCACGAACAGAATTACATCTGCCCACTCCATCACATCTCCACACAGAGAACGGTGGAGCTTAAGCACGAAAGAGTCATACGGCTCCATCGTAGGCTTGTTAATTGTCCTGACCTGCGTATGGCAGACTAGGATAGGTTGAATATCCTGAGTATCTCGTAAGTAGTTGAGACCACTCAGTAATTTAGCCATTTCGCCACGTGAGTATGCGAATCCTTTACCGTAACCCATGTCTTCAATATGCGTTAGTTTGTGGAGCGCACACGTTTTAGCTTGCGCTAGAATTTCCACTTTGTCAACAGAATCTACGATGATTCGCTTGATGCCAGACTTCTCAGTGGCTATCTCACGGAGGGTTGCCATTAGTTGATCCCACTTCTCTGCATTCTCCTTGACATCGCCAGTCGGAATACAGTCGTGGATAAGATTAATACCAGTCTTGTGAAAGACATTCTCTCCACCATCATCTGCATTGATGACAAAGGCTGGCTCCTTCTTCGTATGGGATGAACACGCAAAGGTTGTCTTACCTGCCCCTGCTTCCCCCTCGACTACTAATTTTTCTGGCTTTCTCACGACTGCCCTTTTATATTTTTCAAGCATTATTACCTTTGCTTAATAGTTGATTGATTGATACCTCTTCCTCCTTCCACATACGCCACTTGTACTTCTTCCAAAGGTCTAGCAACTTCGCTAGTGTCTCCTTAATCTTCGGTTCAGGTACTCGCTCCGTACATCTTGGGCAGAATAGGTGGTTAGTTCTGCTCTTGCAGTTGGACATCCACCATGCGGTGTCCTCATCCAGCTTGCCACAAAAGCAAGGAAGGTTACCATTGTCTCCCTTCTTATAGCCAAGTTCATCGAACCTAGCCATAATCTGTTTATCCCTCTTGTTCCTCGCCTTCTCTTCTTCTGAGACGAAACGCTTTTTGCTCTTCGTACTCCACGATTTCTTGGAGTTGTCCGATTGTTGATAAGGCATTGTATATAAGATGTCTTGTTTCGATAAGGTTTTCCTCCCTGATCTGATCAAGGGCAAGGTCAAGATGTTTTTCTACTATCCGTAATCTATTGTTTAGTCTTGAGTCTATCATTGAATCCTTTTGACTATCTCATCCACGCTCTCAAAGTTCTCATAGTGGCACTTGTCATAGATATTGCACCACATAGGGGAACAGAGGGCGTGTGACCTGTTTAAAGGCCAGTAGTCATTATCAATTCTACTGTTTAGTTCAGTAAGCAATTTGTATGCCATAAACAAATCTTCTGATGTTAATTCTGTTTTTAAGAAAACAGGAGGATGGTCTGGTATGATGAGATGGTTCTCAAATGCTGGTATGTCCGTCAGGTTCCTCTTCTGCATTATTACTAATGCATAAAGTGCGCCTTGCATGATCCATTCACGCTTGGCCTTCTTAGAGGGTTTTGACTGTCGCTTAATGTCTATGATAAGGGGCAAATTCTGCCTCTCGGCAAGAATGTCCATGTAGCCTGTAGTTCGTCTGGTGTGACCGTCAAAGATAATATTGAAAAAGTGCTGTGTTTCCAATGGCTTATAGTTTATCCAGCCCATGTAGTCCTCAACTGCCTTAACGTGTGAGTCCATAGACTGTGTCAACTTAACGAAGTCCTCATAACCTAAGTCTTTTTCCATATCACTAAGTTTTTGCTCCATGTCTTTACGAATGTTGGAACCTTGAATACCTGTCATGATATTCTTTAGACCTGCTTCATAACCTGCATCCACCAGCGTACCTGCACCTGAGTAAAAGTTATAGTTGAACGGTTCACCGCCAACCTTCTTGTACCATAGTTGCTTTGAACAAAATGATGTGGAACTTGAGTGACTTAATTTAATGTCAGGGTGTATCATTAATTTATATGGGTGATAGGTTCAGAAAGCCCTCTATCTGCAAGAGTACCATCAATTGCCTCCTGTTCTTCTGGAAGCATTTTATAAGATATAATTTGAAAAAGAATTTGGTTGCTGGTAAGCCACATAATGACAGACTCCCGCCCAATCCAACGGATAGAGAACTCCCTGAAAATCCTACCCTTATGAACCTTCTTTCTTTCAGGGGTAATCCAGTCTTCTTCTGATGCGAATGATGATGAGTTTATCCAGCGAGCTTCTGGATGGAAGTTGGCTTGTGCATCTGCTTGCCAGAGCATATCTCCGACTGTCTCAAGGTCTAGTTTGCCCGACTCGTAGATTCGTATTATCATTTTTGTCTCCAAGATTGTATATTGTATCACAATGGGTCATATGTTTCCATCTGTTTCATCTAAATACTTTACTGCCTTTTTTATTAAATCTATATTGTCTTTAAAATGACCTAATCCTGTGTTGCAGTTAAGGCAAAGTAACCCTCTAATCTGCCCTGTCTCATGATTATGGTCTACACTAAGAGGGACAGGGGTTCCAGCCTTTCCTTTACGTGAACCCTTTTTTCTAATATGGCCTTTCTTGTTACATATTTTACAAGTACCACCCTGTTCCACTAGCATAAGATCATAGTCTTCTTTCCCTATTCCATATTTAGAACGTAAATGCCAATCCATTTCTCTTTTTCTATGTCTTGGGTAGTCTATTCTCCTTTGTTCCTTATGACACTCTCTACACTGTGAATATTTTAACTTGAGTCCTGTCTTCTTAGACACTCTACTTCTAAGGTAAAACTCTGACCATTCTTTTTCCTCTTTACATTTAGTACATAGATATAATCCTTTCTTCTTTCTCTTTTTTAACCCAAAAAGACTTCCTGTCTTATTACGAATCTCTGCGAATATTCCCATGTTTGCCCCTTGCCTGCTCATGTAGGTTACGTAAATTCTGAAGGTGTCTCCTATGGGAAGGGTTTCTCCAAACCTGTTCCTTGCCTCTCGCCTTGTCTTTGATAAATTGCTTCTGGAGTTCAGAATTACTGAGCTTCTCCAGTTGTCCTACCCTTAGTGCCATATTTCTCCTTTACGCTATTAGCGAAAATTCGCTAGAATAAAATGGTTCCATTGATGGAAAAAACTAATGTACGAATATACAATATAAATGGAAATTAAATGTTTAAGTGATATGCTGTTCATTTTGTGCCCCTTATATCGGAGGACAAAACATGCTTAGACACATCCTATCCCCCTATTACTTAAGCCTACACGGATGGTAAATCCTTTACTCCCTACAATGTCACCACATCATAGCCAAGCAGAGTGAGTAGGTTGCCAGTAGCGCATCAGAACTCTACCCTATTACTGTATCGTAATAGCCAAAGT